GGAAAATAAATGAAAATACTAATCGCTTGTGAATATAGCGGTAAACTGAGAGATAGGTTTATAGACCAAGGTCATGAAGTATGGTCATGTGATTTATTAGAGGGTGAAGGTAAACATACCGATAGGCATATAGTTGGAGATTACCGTACCATTCTTAAAAGGTAGAAGTAATCGTATCCATTTTATGAGTCCAAGTCCTTTAAGGTCCAAAAAGAGGTCTGAAACTTATGATGGCATAGCTGATGCTATGGTTAATCAATGGAGTAATCTATAAAATAGGAGTGGGAGCATGAATAGACTAATGGTTTGTCCAACGTGTGAAGGTGAAGGACGTATTGAAGATCGTAGAGAAAATAATAGGGATGAAGAAGAGCACAACTCAAGGATTGACAAGTTAATATTAGGTGAACCTATTACTTATAGTAAACCTAAAGTTAACGGTAATTACCGATACGACTGTAAATTACCTTATAATGACTCAACCAAAGACTTAATCAAGCAATTAAGAAAGAGTGGTCATAAGGTCAGAGTGAGGGGTTCAGGAGCTAGAGCAAAGCACTCACTTGAGGTAAGTGGAGGTAGAACTGCTAGAATGTTTGATTCTTCTTTACCACTTAAGTATGCTTCTCATGTACGACTTTATATTACTTGGTAATATAGTATACTAGTATATATAGTATACTAGTATATTATAAGAAGAAGTATAAGTATTTAAACTATAGATAACCTTTATAAACTAGGAGTTAACAATGAAAAAACTATCAGTAGAAGAAGAAGTTAAACGTGACTTAATCCATGCTAAATATCAGTATCCTGCTTATTGTACTACTTATGATAAAGAAGGTAATATTACTTCTACTCGTACCGTAACTCATAATGTTGAGAAAACTAAAGAATTACGAGCCTTATATCCTGAGCTTCAAGTTGAAGTGGGTAGGTTCAGGTTGAGTAAAAAAGAGCCTTACATACCGTTTAGATTAGGTAATCTAGGGAAAGACTGATATAATTTATGGATGATACCACATATAGAGCATCGCTTAGACCTATTCATCCAAGAAGAAATACAACAAATAATAGAACTAGGGGATGCTCTTGTGTTAGAAGAAGGTAAAATAAAAGATGGAGTAGATCACTCTATCAGGAATTCCAGGATTGCTTGGATTCATCCTAGTCCTAGCACTTGGTGGTTATTTGATAAGGCTATAATGGTGTTTAAGAATGCGCGTCCATTCAATTCGCTACAATCAATGCAGTATACAGTCTATGACAATAAGGGATCTCACTACGAGTGGCATAAAGATATTGGTAGCAGTGATCCTGTAGCTCAATCTAGGGTTAATGTAGCTATCATTCAACTTTCAGATCCTAGTGACTATAAGGGTGGGGTCCTTCAAATAAAACATGAAGATGAAGTTATAGATGTAATGAAAAATAAAGGAATGGTTACTACGTTCCCGATCCAGCTAGAACACAAAGTTACTCCGGTTATTTCTGGAGTCAGAAAAACCTTAATTATGTGGGGTCTGGTATAGTATGAAAATCTTAAACTTATATTCTGGTTTAGGGGGCAACAGAAAACTTTGGAAAAATGCGGAGATAACTGCTGTTGAATCTTCAGCGGAAATTGCCACAGTTTATAAAGATCTATATCCAGACGATAACATTATTATAGGCGATGCTCATGAATACCTTTTAAACTACTACCAGAAATTTGATTTTATATGGGCCAGCCCACCTTGTCAAACTCACTCTAGTTTTAGGCAGAATATATGTGTTAGGTATAGAGGTACTCAGCCTGTATACCCTGATATGAAATTATGGCAGGAGATAGTATTTCTCCAAGCTAATTGTGATACCAAGTGGGTTGTAGAGAATGTCAAACCTTACTACCCATCTTTTATCCAACCTACAGTAAATCTGGAAAGACACTGTTTTTGGTCTAATTTTGCTATTCCTGATAAAAAGTTTACTGGTGGTGTTAAGATAAGAAAAGCACAAATACCTGATCTTCAAAAGTACCATGATATTGATTTATCTAAGTATAAACTACCTAATAAAAGGCAGTTGCTCAGGAATTGTGTCCGTTACGATCTAGGAGACTATATTTTTGGAGCTGCGCAATATGAAAAATGTTAGAGATGATTTACCTAATGAATTCGAGATTACCAATCTAGGATTACACAAGAAACCAAGTAAATTCCAGGAAAATCTTAAAAAAGAAAGAGCTTTCGAGAGAAAAAAGAGAGCTATTACTAATTTTATTTATGGTTTTTCTAAGGATGAAAGATAGACGCATAAAAAACAGGTCCAGAGGAACTGTTCCTTGGTATGAAGCTTATGAAAGAAGAAAACATCCGTACATCTATAAAGAAAGGAGTAGCATCATGGTTAGAACAATTATGTGTATTGTATTTGCAATAGGGTTGTTTGTTTTATTTGGAGTCAGTTACACAATGTTGTATTTACCGTCTGTAGAACAAGTACAAAAAGAAGAACCAGCAATTGACATGGGTATCTGGAGTGAAGACAATCAAGGTAATTCATTGGCTGGTAAAGGTGATGATATCGAACATTTTCAGGGAAACTAATGGAAATGGAACCTACTATAGAAAAACTCAAGTACCTATTAAAAAAGCATGATGTGTATTACGCTTATTCTGATTCGCTGCAAGAGTATCGTAAGGGACAGGAAGAACTAGCTGAAATCAGAAGAGTAGTGAAGGAGTTAGGTGAAGCTGGAGAAACACTTTATAAGGAATTTAGAAACGAAAAATTCACTAAACTAGGACTATGAAAGAACTTTTAGCTACTCTCATGCTTGTAATACCAGCACCTGATAAGATGGTGGATTGGACAATTAATGAAGTGCCAACTCAGGTTCAGATTATCTACAAGTATGGCTTAGAAGCCAGCTACAGTTCCAAGATTGTACCTTGTCATACTAAATTGGAAAATAAAAATCAGATACTATTTAAAGTTAAAACCGATTTTATGCAGGAATGTTATTTAGTTTTAAACCATCGTGAACCTTTATTTGTTCGGTGGCCTAATCAATGGTTAAAAATCCAAGAAACTAAAGAAGGAGATTTGAAAAATGGGACAACCAGTAAGTGAAAGCACTTTAGCTAATGTAGGGGGTTTTGGTTCTTTAGCTAACCCTCAAATATCTGTGGAACAAAGAAATACAGGAGACAATGCAAGTTTGAATGTGGGTAATGTAGATGTAGGTACGGCATCTTCTGGTAATGCGCCTACTGTACCTGAGATTGGTAAAGGTGGAATTGTAGATATAACGGTTTAATAAGAGGAGAGAAAAAATTTGTTCTGGATTGAGATATTCTTATCAATATGGGCTTTGGCAGCAGTCAGGCTCTTGGCAATAGGTCACAAGCTTGGTCCACTCGTAGGATGGGTGGGTCAGGTCTTGTGGGTTTCCATGTGGATATATACTAGTCAATATGGTTTTTTACTTATTGATGTTGGTTTAGCGTATATCTACCTGGAAGCTTATTTTCGAGGAAAAGGTAGGTGCTAGACCATTCGGCAACCTATAATAATGGATTGTAGAGCCTCTCACGAGGTCAAAATTTCATAAAAAGGCAAAAATCTATGCTACAGCGTCAAAAAGACCTAGAAGAAGAAATGGTAGCTCTTGGTGTAAAGCGTTTCAGGGAAGATAATAGAAAAGCCAAGAAGGGGAAGCATGAATCTACTACTCCAGCAGGGGTCCAGTTTTTAAGGAAAGGTGTAGCTAGTGTAGAGAAAAGAGTCAATGAATTAAAGAAAAACTATAGTGATGGTACTCCTTATAAATATCCCACCGATGCAGTAGAGAGACTACTTGAGCTGCCAAGTGATGTTATTTCCTTTCTTAGTTTAAAAGCTTGTGTGAATCATCTCTCTACTCCTGTCAAGCTGGTGAAGGTTGCGAATGAGTTGGGGTCTTTCTTAGAAGATGAAGCTCGATTCAGATTCTTTAAAGACTCCAACCCTGCCCTTTACGGTGTGATTATGAGGGACTTGAATAAGCGCACAACTAACTACCGTAAACAGAAGAGAGTGTTAGTCCATTCTTCTAATAAGGCTGGAATAGAATGGAAGAACTGGCTTCCTGGAAATAAGGTCCGGTTAGGTCAAATGATGATAGAGTTGGTATGTGAAGCTACAAAGCTATTTGAAGTAAACTTACACACTAATACTAGCACTCAAAAAAGAAAGAGTGTCTTTTGGCTTGAAGCTACGGCTGAATCCTTGAAATGGATAGACAAGAAGAATTCTATTTGTGAGTTATACAATCCTGTCAAGCTCCCTTGTTTGATACCACCTAGAAAGTGGGATTCAGTATACTCAGGGGGTTACTACACCTACACTAACATCAACCTAGTGAAGACTATGGATCACTCATACCTTGAGATGCTCGATAAATCAGACTTGAAAGAGGTGAAGAAGGCTGTAAACATAGTCCAGGAGACAGGGTGGAGAATTAATAAAAATATTTTTGAGATAATGGATACTCTATTTAATTCGCGGTCAAGCTGCAAGGTTATTCCAGAGTTCTTAGAGAGGACTATGCCTGAGCCTTACCCTAAGAAGGGAACTAAAGAAGAACAAGTAGAATGGAAAAGATTAGCTTCTCATATCCATGCAGACAATGTTAGATTGAAAACCAAGAGAATACAATTCAGTCAACTTATGTGGACTGCTAGAAAATTTCAAGATGAGAAAGTTTTTTATTTTCCTCATACCCTGGATTTTAGAGGGAGAATGTATGCTAATACAGCGTTCCTGAACCCACAAGGAGAAGACTCAGCTAGAGGCTTATTGGAATTTTCTACCGGTAAGCCATTAGGAACTTCTGGATTGCCTTGGTTACAGGTCCATCTAGCTAATTGTTACGGTTATGATAAGGTGTCTTTAGAAGAAAGAGTGGAATGGGTAGAATTTCATGAGTGGGCTATCGTTGAAGTAGGAACAGATCCTTTGACTAATAAATGGTGGATGGATGCTGATAAACCTTGGCAATTCCTGAGAGCCTCTATTGAATATGTTAAGGCTAAAAAAGATCCTAATTTTGTTAGTTACCTACCTATTACTGTAGACGGTTCTTGTAACGGGTTGCAGCACTTTTCAGCTATGCTCAGGGATCACAAGGGAGGCAAAGCTGTTAACCTTACGATGACTGATGATCCTCAAGATATTTATGAAATTGTAAAAGAAAAGGTAGTAGAGAAAGTTAAAGCTGATCCTGAAGCTATAGTTTCACATTTAGATATTAACAGAGCATTAGTCAAACGTCCTGTAATGACTACTCCTTATGGTGCTACTCTTTATGGAATGAGAGAACAGATATACGAGGAGTTGAAGAAGCAGTTAGATAAAGGAATAACTTTTACTACAATTTCTAAAGATAAAGACTTATGGGTGTTTTGTAAATACTTAGCTACTATAATTTATGAATCTATAGGAGAAGCTGTAGTTTCAGCTAGGCAAGGTATGGATTGGCTGCAAGAGTGTGCAAGGGTCTTGAGTAAGGATAGTAAACCTATCTATTGGACCGTTCCTACAGGGTTTATAGTGAAGCAAAAATATTTAAAACCGATAGTTAAGGAAATAAGAACAATTATAAATGGTAAAGTTGCTTCCTTATATTCTGCACATGGAGCAGGAGATAAATTAGATAAACATAAGCAGACCAATGGAATAGCTCCTAACTATGTTCATAGCATGGATGCCTGTCATTTAATGAAAACTGTAAATCTTTCTTATACTGATATTCAGAGCTTCTCTGTAGTTCATGATTCCTTTGGTACTCATGCTTGTGATATGGAACTACTAAGTGAAAACTTAAGGACAACTTTTATTGAAATCTATAAAGAAGATGTCCTAAAGAAATTTGCAGAGGAACAAAAGGCTGTTCCTGAAATTCCAAAGTACGGTAAGTTAAACATTAAAGAGGTGAAAGATGCAGAATTCTTCTTCAGTTGACATGGCTAATGTCAACGTAAAAAATGTCTCTCAAGGGATGATGAGAGTAGTAGATAGTTTAGATGGTTTTAAAAAAGCTGAGAAGTATGCTATACTCTCAGCAGTGTTCAATTGTTTATATATTAACAAGATGAAAAAAGAAAGGAGTATCAGTGATGTTATGGAAATGATAGGTAAGATGAGGAGGGACTGTAAATTTAAACAGATCCCTGAATTTGGTGGAGCAGAAAAATATATAATAGGAGAACTATAAATTATGGCAAATAAATTACCAACTCATGTAACACCCGTAGGAACAGCAGCATGGCCTTGGTTGAATACTCCAGATACCAGATTTGATTCTGATGGAGTATATCAAGTCAAGATGATTTTCAATAAGAAGGACGTTAAGGGAATCAAAGCTATAGTAGATCCCTTGATGAATGGTGGCAAACATAATCCTGTTAAACCGGAACTGGATGATCAAAAGAAAGAGACAGGTAATTATGTTGTTAACTTTAAGTTGAAAGCTAAGGTTAAGACCAAATCAGGAGACACCTTCACTCAGAAACCTGTTCTCTTGGATACTGCCGGTAACAGGGTTATAAACCCCGTAGGAGCTGGCAGCAAGTTAAAGATAGCCTATCAAGCTGTACCTTTTAATCAAGGAGCTGGTGGTGTTACCATGCGTATACAGAAGGTTCGTATTGTAGATTTAGTCGAATACACCAAGCAAGATGATGTTGATTGGGGTAAAGATGAGGGTGGCTTTGTGGGAAAGGCAGCTCAAGATTCTGATAACAATGATGAAGATAATGAGGACTTCTAAATTATGGAAATATTAATTGTTTATATTGCGGTAATAGGGATTATTTCGGTGCTTTAATGAGGACTTCTAAAATGCCAAATTATGATTATTGTAGAAACACGAACCAAGAAATGATAGCGAAGCGAGTTCGTGCTTTAAAAAGTGATGAGCTATCATCTCTAGTGGAAAATGTAACAGTTATGGTTAATTGTGGACAGTTTCCATATGAAGCGTTTCATGAAGTCAGGGATGTATATAAGTTATTACTTACTCTTAAAATTAATGCTGCCGAAGATGAAGCGTTCAACTAAAAGACAAAGGTACAGGGGTATACGAGAGGGCTACAGAAGTGGCTTAGAAGAACGAATAGCCAGCCAGTTAAAGGCTTCTGGTGTAGCTTACTCTTACGAGACGGAAAGGCTCAAGTATATCCCTGTACCTAAGCATTACACACCTGATTTTATCTTAGTGGGAAAAGATAAAAAAATTTATATCGAAACCAAGGGGAGGTTCTTGGCTAAGGACAGAACTAAACATCTCTTAGTCCAAGAACAACACCCTGATATAGATTTAAGATTCATTTTTACTAATTCCAGGCAGAAGTTATACAAGGGTTCATCAACTACCTATGGTGGATGGTGTGAAAAGCATGGATTTATCTATGCGGAAAGGAGTGTGCCTGATATATGGTTGAGAGAAATCAGAAAGGGGTAGTACATGAACCATGTCCTAAATGTGGTTCTAAAGATAATTTAGGGAGGTATCCAGATGGTCATGCGTATTGTTTTGGTGATGGTTGTAATCACTATGAACATGGTAATGATTCATCTTCTATACAAGACATATCAAAATCCAATGGTGTTTTTAGACAGGGTATTTACGAGTCTCTTAACAAACGTGGAATATCTGAGGAAACCTGTCGGTTTTTTAAATACCAAGTAAGTTACGATAACAATAAGAAGGTCCATATTGCTCCTTATTTTAATGAGGAGAATAAGTTAATAGCGCAACAGTTAAGAACTAAAGATAAAGACTTCCCCATTTTAGGGGAAACTAGAGATTTAGGTTTATGGGGAAAACAATGCTGGACTTCAGGTAAACGTATTGTCATAACAGAAGGACAGATAGATACCCTATCTGTAGCTGAGGTTCAGCGTTGTCAGTACCCTGTAGTATCCATTCCAAACGGTGTAGGCTCAGCTTGTAAAGCTATAGCCAAAGACCTAGAATGGTTACTTGAGGGTTTTGAAGAAATAGTTCTAATGTTTGATAACGACTCTCAAGGGAACAATGCAGCTCGCAAGGTAGCAGAGCTGTTCCCACCTGGAAAATGTAAGATAGCATCCCTCCCTCTTAAAGATCCGAATGAGATGCTCCTAGCTAATCGCGGATCTGATATTATCAACGCTATATTCAGAGCCTCAGTTTACAGACCGGATGGAATCATAGCAGGAGAAGATACTTGGGAACTGGTAAACACTCCTATGCAAGCTGCCGATATGGAGTATCCTTGGCAGGGACTTAATAACCTTACTTTAGGAGCTAGAAAAGGTGAACTTGTTACGTTTTGTGCCGGTACAGGAGCTGGAAAATCTACCGCTGTTAAAGAAATTGCGTCATACTTCCTCTCAAAAGGAGAAACAATTGGTTATATTGCTCTTGAGGAGTCTGTACGTCAAGCAGCCATTGACTTCATGTCAATCGAAGCCAACGAGATGCTCCACTTAAGGGATAATTTAGAAGAAAAATTTTTACGGGATATATGGGAGAAAACATTAAATACAGGGAGACTTTTTTTGTATGATCATTGGGGGAGCATGGATGGAGAAGTTCTCTCCAATCGTATTAGGTACTTGGCTAGGAGCTGTAATGTTTCTTGGATCATCGTTGATCATATTTCTATTATGGTTAGTGGTATCGAGAGTGGAGATGAACGAAGACTCATAGATAACTTGATGACCAAGCTAAGATCCCTTGCAGAAGAAGTAAACATAGGTATTTTTATTGTGTCTCATTTAAGAAAACCAGCAGACGGGAGGGGTCACGAAGACGGCAGACAAATCTCACTTAATGACCTTAGAGGGAGTGGGAGTATCGCGCAACTTAGCGATTTCGTTGTTGGACTCGAAAGAAATCAGCAGGAAGAAGGCGAAACAACTGTTAGAATACTCAAAGCAAGGTATAAAGGAAGTTCGACAGGAGTTGCAGCGAGATTATACTACGACAGGGAAACAGGTAGACTAAGAGAATGTGAATATATTGAAGAGGCATTTTAAATATGAATATAATATTTGATTTAGAAACTGATGGTTTACTTCCAGATGTCTCCAAGATTCATTGTTTAGCTATGACAGTAGAAGGAGCACAAGCTTCTCAGGTGTTTGCTAATGAGTATCAGTATGATAACTTAGAGGAAGCCTTAGAGTTGATGTCTGAAGCTGAGGGTCTGGTAGGACATAATATATTAGGGTATGATTTGCCGGTACTAAAGAAACTTTTAGGCTGGACCCCTAATAAGGAGACAAAGATAAGCGATACTTTAGTAGTGTCAAGATTAGCTTATTCTAACATGATGACTTTAGATGCTCAGAAGAAATACATTCCTACTAAACTTTATGGTTCTCATAGTTTAAAAGCTTGGGGCTACCGATTAGGGATGTTGAAGGGTGACTTCAACCATGAGGATACTGATTGGTCTAAGTTCACTGATGAAATGGCAGACTATTGTGCTAGGGATGTAGCTATTACTTCTACTTTGTTTGATCATCTATGTGAAGTTGGTTGTTCTGAAGAGGCTGTCAAGTTAGAACATGAATTTGCTTATGTTATTCAGAGACAAGTAGAGAATGGTTTTTCTTTTGATGTTGAAAAAGGACAAGAGTTATATGTTAAGCTTCTTAAACAACAAGAACAAATAGGCACTAAGCTAAAGGAACGCTTTGGCAGTTGGTACAGGGACTTAGGAAGCTTTACTCCGAAGAAAGATAACAAAGCTAAAGGTTATACTGCTGGTCAAAGTTTTAATAAGATAGAGAAGGTAGATTTTAATCCTAACAGTAGAGATCATATAAGCTACAAACTTCAAAAAGATTATGAATGGGTTCCAAAAGCCTTTACACCTAATGGTAAACCTAAAATTGATGAGACAGTTTTAAGGTCCCTCCCCTATCCAGGTTGTGATGAACTATTTTATCACTTCCTCCTGTCTAAAAGAATATCTCAACTGGCTGAAGGTGACAACGCTTGGTTGAAACTGGAGAGAGAAGGGAGAATCTTTGGTAATGTAAATACCAATGGAGCTGTTACTGGTAGGTGTACTCATTCTTTTCCTAATTTAGCTCAGGTTCCTGCTGTTTATAGTCCGTTTGGTAAAGAGTGTAGGGAATTATTCAAGGCATCCAAGGATAAGGTCTTGGTTGGGTGTGATGCTGACGGCTTAGAACTTAGAGCACTAGCAGGATATTTAAAACGCTATGATGGAGGTGTATATGCAAAGGCAGCGACTGAAGGTACTAAGGAGAGTGAAAGCGATGTACATTCCCTCACTAAGAATGCGCTTGGCATCAGTTCCAGAAATCAAGCGAAGACTTTTTTCTATGCATTCATTTACGGAGCAGGAAATGAAAAGCTTGGAGCCATACTTGGAGGAAACACAAAAAGAGGTAAGGAGGGTAAGCAAAAACTGCTTTCTAACATCAGTGGTCTTTCTGACCTCACAAATAAAGCAAAACAAACATTCAGACGTAGAGGCTATCTCATTGGGCTTGATGGGCGTAGGTTGTGCGTTCGATCTGAGCATTCCGCTCTCAACACCTTACTTCAGAGTGCAGGAGCCATCCTGATGAAAACAGCCTTGATTCTCTTGGATAAACGGCTACAATTAATGGGGCTAGAACCTGGAGATGACTATGAATTTGTAGCTAACATCCATGATGAATTTCAAATCGAATGCAAGGAGAGGTATGCCAAAAAATTTATCGGACCGGAAGCGGAACAAGCGATCACGAGAGCTGGAGACTATTATGAATTTGGATGCCCTCTTAGTGGAACGTCTAAAATTGGAAGAAATTGGGCTGAAACACATTAACACATTTGAGGAGCTTGCAAAATTATGTTTAGGATTTCATAAGTTTTTACTTTCTAAAAATCCTTATGAGAGTAGAAAAACAACAGGGTATAGTGCGTATAGATACCAAGTAAGAATGTATATTTTAGCGTTGTTAAGAAACTTTACTTGTGAACATTGTAGTAAAATAGATTTAAAAAGGTCTTTACATTTTCATCATATTGACCCTAAGACAAAACTATTTAGAATTTCTAGGGTAGCTCAGCGTAATTTTATAATAGGATTAAAAGAATCCTTGAAGTGTAAATATTTATGTGATGAATGTCACTACCAAGAACATTTAAAGATGGGAGATTATTATGGATACTTTGAGACTATTGATAGATGGAGACATACTTACATACAAAGTATGTTGGGCAGTACAGACAGTGGTTCATTGGGATGATGGAATTTTAACAACAGCTACTAATGTAGATGAATTAAAAGTTCAAGCTGATGCTATGATCAATGAATGGAAGGAGAAACTAGGAGTAGGAAAAGATTTTACTACCACTATCTGTTTTTCAGATAGAGCAAATAATTTTAGGCGAAAAATTTTCCCCGATTATAAATTAAACCGGAAAGATAGTAAGAAGCCTTTAGGATATAATCATCTGGAGACTTATCTAAAAGAAAAATATACTACCAAGACTCAACCTATGTTGGAAGCTGATGATGTCTTGGGTATCCTTGCTACTGATGGAAAGTTTGACAGGAATATAATTATTTCTATTGATAAGGATATGCTCACGATTCCTTGTGAGTATTACAACATGGATTCAGAGGTCATTGAAGTAATTGATGAGAAGATGGCAGATCATATGTTTTTCTTTCAAACTTTAACAGGAGATTCAGTAGATAATTACAAGGGGTGTCCAGGAATAGGACCTAAGAGAGCTACGGAACTCCTGCTAACTAAAGGGGTTAAGTGGCAGACGATTAAAGATGCTTACGAGAAAGCAGGACTAACTGAAGATCATGCTTTAACTCAAGCTAGGGTTGCTAGAATTTTACGAACTAGTGACTATAATTTTGGAAAGGAAGAGGTGCTTTTATGGCAACCGAAAAATTAAATGATCAATGGGTGGGTGGAAGCACTAGCATTAGACCTAAGTATTATGCCAAGTATAAGATAGACCCTTGGACTTTTATTATAGAGAATCAATTAGGTATGGATGTGGGTAGTGTGGTAAAATATGTGGTCAGGCACAAGGATAAAAATGGTGTAGAAGACCTGAACAAAGCCATTAAATGTTTAGAAATGATGAAGGAATATTATTACAATGAAAAAAGTTAAAGAGTTTCATAAGAAGATGGAGTTGGCTATTGATGAGCCATTTAGTAAAGAACTATTGGAGTTTAGGATGAAGCTAATACTTGAAGAGGTGCAGGAATTAGCTGAAGTTGGTTTTCAATTAGAAGGGAATACAGATCAAGGGGAAATCTATGTATTACTACAGGATTTCCTGAAAGAAATATGTGATGTAGTTTATGTTCTTAAAGGAACTGCTGTTTCTTTTGGTATGGATTTTGACAAAGCATATGCTCTTGTTCATAAAGCTAATATGAGTAAGTATCCTTTTACCAAGTGTGAACATGGTAAGGTATTGAAAGGAAAAAATTATAAACCACCTGTCTTAGAGGAGTGTGTATGAATAAACCTTCTGTCAGAGCACAAGTTATTACGAGGAGAACTTATAATAGACCGTTAGATGACAAGGATGAGGCTTATGAAACTTGGGAACAAACTGTAGGCAGGGTTATAGATCATCAAAATTGGTTGTGGAATAGAGCTGCTGAAACTGAGTTTGGAATAGGTCCAGAATTAAAAGAACTAAGACAACTTCTGTTGGAACGTAAGGTCATGGTGTCAGGCAGGACTTTGTGGTTAGGTGGAACTGATGTAGCCAAGAAGAGAGAAGCTAGTCAGTTTAATTGTGCTCATTTAAAAGTGGAGACTATTCACGATGTTGTTGACTCTTTGTGGCTCTTGTTACAGGGGTGTGGAGTTGGGTTCACACCTGTTGTCGGAACAATATCAGGCTTTACCAAACCCATTGAAGAAGTTGAAGTCATCAGGAGTAAACGTACTAAGAAGGGAGGACATGAAGGAAGTAGAGAATCTTTCGATAGCGATACAGGGATTTGGACTATTACAATTGGTGACTCCGCTGAAGCGTGGGCAAAAAGTATTGGCAAGTTGTTGGCTTTCAAAGGGAAAGCTACAAAGCTCGTGCTCGATCTCACTCAGCTCAGACCAGCAGGACTACGACTCAGTGGGTATGGATGGATCAGCTCAGGAGACGGACCCATCTCTAAAGCATACTCAGCTATCGTTCAAATTCTAAATAAACAATCGGGACAACTCCTGTCTAAGATGGATATTCTAGATGTAATGAACTGGTTAGGAACTGTATTAAGCAGCAGGAGATCTGCTGAGATAGCCTTGGTGTATCACAACACTCCTGAGTGGGAGCAGTTTGCTAGAGCTAAGGATAACCTAGCAGATACTCCTCATCGAAGTCAATCCAATAACTCTGTAGTCTTTTGGGAAGAACCTACTCATGAAGAACTCGAAGAAGTCTTTAAAATCATTAAAGAATCAGGTGGCTCAGAACCTGGAATTATCAATGGAAAGGAAGCTCGAAGACGCGCCCCTTGGTTCACCGGAGTCAACCCATGTGCAGAAATCCTACTTGGAAATAAAAGTTTCTGTAACTTGTCCGAAGTCGATCTATCCAAATTTAGAGAAGATTCTGGAGGATTGGAAAGAGCTATCTTCCTCATCGCTAGAGCGAACTATAGGCAAACCCTTGTTAATCTTGATGATGGAATACTCCAAAGAACTTGGCACGAAAACAATGAGTACCTCAGGCTTTGTGGAGTGGGACTTACAGGCATCGCCAGCCGTGAAGACCTCGCTTATTACGACTATAAACGACTGAAAAATATAGCAGTACATGGAGCCTACTCTATGGCAGATGAGCTAGGAACTCAAAGACCTAAGAATGTGACTACTATCAAACCTAGTGGGACACTCAGTAAGATCATGGATACTACTGAGGGATGTCACAAACCGATAGGAAAATATATATTTAACAATGTAAACTTTTCTGTTAATGATCCTATTCTCCCAAGATTGAGAGAGGCAGGGTATCATACTGTAACAAATCCTGTAGATGAACACAATGTTATCGTTACCTTCCCTGTTAAGTGGGACAACATGAGATTCAGCAGAGATATTAATTCTGAGGAGGAACTTTATGTTAGCTATGAATCGGCTATTAGCCAACTTGAGAGATACAAGCTTCTTATGGATGCTTACGTTGAGCAGAACTGCTCGATTACAATTACTTATAAAGCAGATGAGATCCCTGCTATCATCACTTGGCTCAAGTCTAACTGGTCTTCTTATGTTGGGGTTAGCTTTCTTCCCTTTGTTGATAATGAAGAAGTATACTCATACCTCCCACAAGAAGTAGTGTCTCAAAAAGTTTACGAGGAATATGTGGCACAACTTACTCCTGTAGATTTAGATGAGGTAAAAGGCACTCATGAAATTGAGGATGACGAGTGTTTACAAGGAGTTTGTCCTGTTAAATAAAAAGTTTTTACAATTTGTAAAAGATTTTCGTACCTTTAGGAGACGTTTTGATTATGAGACAGTATAAAAATGATACTAGGTTGGTTATAAGTGATGGTTTGTTGAATACTTTGGATGTAATGTTTCCAAATAAGCTCCCCTCGTTCCTTGTTAATGAGGCTGAAATAGCTCAATTGATAGGACAACAACAAGTTGTCACTTGGATTAAAGATAAACAGGAAGAATTAAGAAATAAAAGTATTGAACATGAAGGACAAGTAACTATTAAAGGAGATTGATAAGGTGTTAGAATTATT